AGATCGCCACGAACCCTCGAGCCTTGCGGATGGTGATGGAAGGCTGCGCGAACGTTGTCGAATCGTCGCTGACCTCCGTGGCCTCGCCGTCCCATGACCAGGACACATGACCGGAGCTGACACCGTTCCACACGTCACCGGTTGCGATCACCTTGCGAGCGACCGTCCGAATCTGGTTGAACGAACCATCCGATGTGATGATTACCGATGGATCCAACTGGAACGGCACCAAATATCCACCACTGGTGTCAGTGAGGGACATGGCACGCCGTTCGCGTTCGGTCATCCGGCTCTCACGACCAACCGACGCCTTCTGGAAGGCGCGCAGATAGTCGGGGGATGAGGTGACAAGAAGCTGCTTTGCGAGCTTCGTCAGGTCACCTTGCACCGAGAACCCACGTCCGGAGCCTTCGATGATTTGTGTCATCGTTTCCCGGCGCTTGTCGTTCGTGCCGGCCATCTGCTCGATGGCTGACAGGGCACGACCACGGATTTCGGCGTCGATCTCCGAGGGGTTCCCGATCCGGCGGACCTCGTCAAGGTTCCAAGGGTTCTTGAACCGTTTGGAGTCCTGAATCGAGTCGGGCTCACCGAACGGGTCGTCGTCCAGGTCCTTGCCGGAATGTCCGGGGGTTGCGGTCAGTGGGCGGCTGGTGGCGGAAGAAACCCGCTCCACAAGCTGCTTGCGCTTGATCGCCTTACGGTGGGCGTCGACCTCGTCGAAACGGGCGGTCAACTCTTCCAGATAGGTCTCGTCCTCTTCGGACAGCTTCTCTTTTTCGCCTACCCTGCGGATCTCGTCTCCGAGGTCCTTAAGGTGGGATTCGGCTGCTCCGAGAGTGAGATCCTCAACGGCATCACGCTTTTCAGCCATGACGCCTCCTTTCAGATCTTCTCGGCTCTCGCGGCGTATTCCGCGGCGGTTGCGCGGAGTCGTTCGACGTTGAGCCGGCGAACCGGCATGGCCGGTTCTGTCTCTTCGTGTGCGCCGACAGGTGCCTCTACGGGCGGCGTGTCGGGAGACTCCTCAGAGGTGCCGGAATCGGCGGCGTCTTCGGGGTCGTCCCCTTGCGGGGAAGGTGTGGTGTGGACTGTGCGCCACGCCTGATAGGCGTCACGGGCGCGCACTCCTGCGGTGGTGGCCTCATATGCGGGGAATGTGACCGGTCCGAACTCGTACAATTTGACTTCACGCAGGGTTCGGAGGGGTGTGTCGCCGGACTCGTCCCACTCTTCGCGGACGACCGAAAACCGGAAGGACATTCCGTCGAGCGACCCGGAACGGAGTGAGGCGACAAGGTCCCGGTTGTAGGAGGTGTCGTCGAGGGGAACCTCAACCCACAGCCCCTTGTCCCGTTCTTCCATCATTCTCGGCTTGCCGAGAGGCTTGTCACCGACGGACGGGTCGAACCCGTGGTTGAAAAGGACTTTGATCTTGCCCGCGCGGTCCTTCAGGGTTTTGGCGAACGCTCCCGGCGCGAGACGCTCGATGAACTTGCCTTCCCACGAGTTGATCTCGGTGTCAGTGTTGAAGACAGCGGCGTAGCCGTACAACATGCCGAGGCCGTTGTCACCGTCTGATGCGGCCCTGAATCCCATTTCGGAGGGCCACTGGTCGGGTCCGACCATGCGGATCAGGTCGTCGCGGGGATATTCGGGCGCGGGCGTGCCACTCATCAGGAACTCCAAGGGGTAGGGGCGAGGTCTAAGCGGTCAGGGCGGATTCCACGACAACCCATCCCCGCGCGATAAGCGCAGCCGCCGCCCGTGCGGGAACAGCCACAGCCTCATCAGGGGAAGTGGTGCCGGGAGGTTGCAGTTGAACGGAGAACAGACCCGAATGCGCACCGATAAGCAGCGACGGATCATGATTCGTCGCTGCTTGCACTGCGATGTCCGGGTCGAAGCCTGCATCCAGGTAGGTGCGGATCGTCGAGGCGACCGTCTGCTGAATGGAGGCTTCTTCTTTCTTGTCCGCCCTGAGCGCCGCCACGTCCGTGTCGTCAAACCAGAGTTCGGTACCGCGGGGAATGTTCGTGATCGGCTCGAGCGCAGCCACCACGGAGTTCCAATTCGGCCGGATCAGATGGTCTGCGAACGCTCGCATCGCCATCCCATAGTTGGAATAGGTGGAGGCGTCGAGCCCGGCTTTGATGTGGAGGATGATCGGCGGTGTGCCGGCGGCGGAGGCGATGCGCCCTTCGGTGGACTTGATGATGTTCACATAGTCCATCTCAGAAAACGAGTTCCCCACCCGTTCGATCGTGGCGTCATTGTCCATGACGATCGTTTTCCAGGCATTCGCGACCCCCGTATAACGCCGTTCGAGCTCTTGGCGGAGTCGAACCCTCGACTCCTCCTTCATCGTGCCCTTCACCTTCACATACATGTTCGGTGTGGCCGCGTTGTCGAAAAACTTCTCCTGATGCCGCATCATCTTGATGTCGGTGCGAAGTTCTGTTGCGACGACTTCAACCCAGGACGCGCCGAGGTAATTCTGATCCGGATGGGGCAGGGGGGCCCAATGGGCCATTTCTTCGGGGATAATGGACACTCGACGGCCGTTTCCGATCCCGTCCGGCCAGTAGTCATAGCCCGCGAGCTCGAACCCGTCGGTGATGATCTCCACTTTGGACGGGTCGAGCGGTTGCAGCCGGTTTCGGGACGCCTTGTACACGTATGCGTTACCGGACAGGGACGCGTCCAACTCCATCCGCTTCAACAACTCTGTACCGGTTCCGCCCGGCCAGGGACGCTCCAACAGCCGCAAACCAGGATGGTTCTTCGTCAGGTCCCCGTTATCCAGGTTCCGAAGGGCGAAACGAACCTCGGAGAACACTCTTTGCCGTGCGTTGACCGCCGAATGGACCGTCGACGAGATCGTGTACGCGTTGCGGGCGTTCCCCATTTTCCGTTCCGTCTGGTTCGCCCAAGTCGGAAGAATCTGGACGAGACCCTGGCGTTCCTCTACAGGACCGCGCGAGGCGAGACGGGTGAGCAGGTTCATGTCACTCCTTGACGCAAGAGGGAGTACGGCGGTAGGATTGACGCATCGCCCTGGCGCCGGGACTAGATCCTGGATTAAGTCCAACGGTCGGAGACTGGGCGCCGACATTGCAACGGTCCCGGACGCTTGTTCGCCGAAGGCCCCGAGATGGGGAGTGCATGGAGTCGGGCCACCATGTGCGAGAGAGGATCGCCCTGTGCGGTCCTCTCTTCGCGTTCACTCCTCGAAGTCGAACAACAGGCCCGCCCACACCAACATCACACCAGACACAACCAGGGCCGCAGGGATCGACCACAAGCCGACCCCGGCCACGATCATCAGACAACCCAGGACCGTCACCGCGATAGGGATCACTTCTCAACTCCCGGTCGCTTGTGTATACTGAGGGGGCTTAGGAGTTCGGGCTGCTCGTTGACGAGCGAGCGTTTTACCGCCCGGCGCTAAGAAGTGACAGACTGACTGTGCCGGACTAGACGTAGACCCTTACCGCCGGGTCTGTCACGAAGAACTGAGAGGGTCCCCCTTCGGGGGGCCTTCTCTTTTGTGGCTGAGATCATACGAACATCACTTGCACGTCGACCTCCGCCTCGATCTCCATCGTCTCCGCCGCCTGAAGCGCGAGAACGTCAGCCACCGCACCGTCGATCTTCCGACCGTCACCAGGCTTCGACAGGACATACAGGGTGCGCATGTCGTCCTCAGGGTCTTTCGCGCGGGCTTTCTTCTTCTGCGCTGCCAGGACATGTGAGGTCACGACCGGGTCACCGTCATGCGTGTGGGTGCCGAGCGCGATCGCTGTTAGCCAACGGTCCACCGCTGGTGCCATACGCCGGTCCTGGTTCGTGTCAAACGCCAGGACGATCTCTTCCCCGTAGATCTCCGCCCACTGCTCCAACTCTGACCACCATTTCGGAGGATCAGCAAACACCCGTCCCACCGAATACCGCTCGAACGTCGCCGCGAGGGCGTCATGCACGTCCTGACGGTTCACCTTCCACGACTTCACACCCTGCGGACGGACCTGAGCGTGGATCGTCCACGAATACCCATCCTGGGTGCAGCCACGCATCACCGTCGCATCATCCGAAATGGACCCGTCAAACCCGACACCGATCGCAGTACCAGGAGGAACCTCGCGCGGTATCGCCAACTCAGACCACCGTTTCGGGGCTACAGCCGCACCCTGACCCGCAACTAGAGCGTTACCGAAGAACCGTTGCGCCTGCGACTCATCATGCAACGCCAGTTCCGCGTACTCCGCTTCGATCCGGTCCAAATCCACCCACCACGAATCCCCGTACACATGCGAGAAGATCTTCCGCCTGGTCGCCTTCGTATCAAACGTCACATTCGGCGGTTCCCGAAAATCAACCAGCACGTCATCCATACGGGCTTCGAACGTCATTTGTGCGACAGACTTCTCCGCCGGATCCCACGCGTTCGTCGTCTCCACCGAACGACCATTCATACCCGCCAGGTTCCTACGTTGGGTGTCCGCCAGCCGGCGCATCTTGTTCTCAACACGCCAGTCATGCGTCTCGTCCTGCACCGCAAAAGTGATCCTCTGACCCAAGCGAGACGAAGCCGACGAGGTGACCGGTTCGATAATCCCGCCACCCGCCAGATTGATGCGCGATAACCCCGTATCAGGAATATCAGCCTTCAACGGACCCAACTCAATCATCGGCTGAAGAGCACGCCACACGTTATCCGTCTGATCCTCAGACACGGCCGTAACCTGAATCCACGGTGTCGCCCACGGACGGCCAACCGGCTCACCATCAGAATCCCACCCGTCAAACAAAACCGGGCCCGCAGCCTCCGCGATAGCAATCGCAGCCGAAAACGGACCCTTCCCCCACTTCTGCGGACGAACAAGCTGCCCACGCCGATACTTCCATGCTCCGTCCAGCTCGAGACGGTAAAACCAGAGCACAAACCGGAACTGCTCGTCCGTCAGAATGAACGGATCACCCTGAAAATCCCCGTCAGGGATGACAGCCGTTTCCTGAATGAAGTCCGCCACCTGATAGCCGAGCGTCGGAAACTCGCCGGGGGTTGACGGCCCGCGCCAAGATCCCACGATTACGATGCGTCAGGGTCTACGGCGAGCATCCGACCGCCCGAAACGGCACGCAACTGGCGAACCTCCGCGAGTTCGTCACGCGCCGGCATCCAATGCCGCTTCTGCTGCCCCTCCGGATTCATCCCATACGCCGTCATCGCCAAACGCAACTCACCCGCCCGAGTGAAATCCCCACGCTCAACCTGGTCATACACCCGCACCACCTGCCTGAGCCCCGGCAAATCCTCCGGAACCCAAAACGCAGCAAACCACGCGCCCATCCAAACCTCCCACGCCTCCTTCGACGCCTTCAACAACCCTGTCGGAGCCTTCGGAGCAGGACCGTGCTGCCAACCCGCCCCCGGCGCAACCTTCCAATCGCCCGACACCGGCTCATTCCGCCGCACCCGATTCTTCTTAGGAGCAGGACCGCTCATGCTGCCTCCAACTCGGACACGCCACGACGAGAATTACACCCGTGATGGGCAGTTTTCAGGTTCGACATCGAATGATCCCCACCGAGCGACTTCGGGACTAGATGATCCAACGACGGATACCGCTCACCGACCACAACCGTCTCCCGGCCGTCCGACCCGACCACCAACGTGAAATCGGACTCGTCAACAGGCTCTGAGCAGAGATGGCAGATACCGCCGTCACGTTCGAGCACCTTCGCCCGCTTCTTGGGGCTAATCGGCCACCTATCGCGGGCTTTCCGGCATCCGCGGGAGCAATATTTCGCTTCACTCCGACGTGACGTGAACAAATCTCCGCAACCGAAACACTCAATGAAATGCACCGACACGGGCTCGGAGTATGCCGCCTGTCTGCACTTCGTCGAGCAATACAACTGCGTGGAACGCTTGACGACGAACAGGCGCAAACACCACTCGCAAGCACCACGAACCGGCTCCGACGGTGGAGGCGGAGGTTCGGGAAGCCAACTAACCAGGGGTCCGCGAGCATCCCACGCGCGATACGCCTTCTGGCACTCAGCCTCGCAATACAACTTCCTGAGTTGGGCCGCCGCGCGACGAAAGCCGCGGCCGCACCAGCGGCACTCTGTGGTATCGCGGACGTCGTACCGGCCACTCAACTGACCTTTTCGGCAGCGCTCGTTGCAATACCGCTTCGATGGTTGGGTCGTCTCGAAATCTGTGCCGCAAGTAGCGCACGACCGGCGATAGGAGCCACGCGACTCGTAACGATGTCGAGACTGAAAGCAACCGTCCGAGCAATAGGCCGAACGGGCTCCCTTGTTGCCGCGGCCGCCGATATTCATCCACTCGGCACCACAAATCCGGCATTTGCACACCGGATGCCTAGATCGCCAGGTAGGAGAGCATTGCTCTCGACAGAAAGCCTGATTGTTCGATCGCGTGGCGAACTCGCTTCCGCAAGTCCGGCAACTACGCTTCCGCAAGTCGGCACCCCCAAACGGTGTCGGCCACGCCCCCGGACCGTTCCCGCGGTTGCGGGGGCTTTACTACGCCATCCTAGCATCCCAAAAGCCAGGAACCCGTACGCTAGGCGAAAGCGG